TCATCCCGATCCTTATAGTAGCTACGAATCAAGCGGACGCCGCCACCCTTCCGATCCTTGTTCGCCGCAACAAACGCCGCAGCAAATTCGTCAGCCTCAAACCGAGGAAGCTCCCACGCATATGCCTTGGCCTCTTCAATGAAATCAGCCGCACCCTGCGGGTAACCATCATAATGCTTGTATGCCGCGACTTCTTCGTTGTCGTCTTCAAAGATGTAAATCGCTCTAGTTCCCATAACGAACCTCCATAAAACCTTCATGTTCAAGGAGGCAACGAACCTCCTCACGATCAAACGTGTCGCCCTCAAACTTAGGACTCTTGGACACATACTCACACGCCTTACGAATGTTCGACTCATCACAGTCAAACTCGTAAATGCCGCCCTTGCCGTAAAAGCTCAGAACGTAATTGGTGAACGCCTCACTCATCATCCGACTCCTCAAGATTCTCAAACAAGACGTAAACCTGACCGTCCTTCTCGTCGCCAACATAGACTTCCAAAAAATCTACCGGCGTGTCCTTCAGTGCATTCGACAGCCACCTAAACAAAGACTCCTTATCCATCGTCGTCCTCCACTACATGATGAAACTTGAAACACGAACCATGACACTTGTCACAGTCAACAACGTCGCCATATGGCGTTGGCTCGTAGCCATGACCGGCGCACCAATCGCAATAAATAGCGTACTCGATGCGTGAGCCTTGAACCACGATCCTTTCCTGTACTTCCATGATGTCCTCCTACACAATTTATTTGTTTAGTATACATATAATGAGACAGTATGCAACAAGATAAGAACCGTGTCTCGTTTGTCACGTTTGGTACAGTGGTTTTGCTGAAAAAAACTTTTTAAAATTTTTTAAAATGGGGTGTGACAAGTGTGACAAGTGTGACAAGAACCTCGCAACACGAGGCGGAGCAACGGTTTTTCCTTGGCACACTTCTAAGCATTTTTGGCACACTTGTCACAGTATGGAGACACTATAGGACAACATCTCAAAACCCTGGAAAATTCCTGGATTTTAAAAGGCTTCAAAACAGTGTTTTTTTGGGGTACTAGTGTGACATGTGTAACAAGAAGACAGACATTCTTGCAGATGACATTGAGGCCGAGACTGGACGCAAATTGACCCAGCGTCAGCGTGAGTTCGCTCGGCACTATGTTGAAGGTATCTACTCCAACGCTGAATGTGCCCGAAAGGCAGGCTATGCATCCAACTCAGCAGCCTCTATTGCTGGGCACCTGTTAGCCGGCAAAAAGTTTCCTCACCTCACCGATTACATACAAGAACTTCGTGAAGAACGAGAACGCCGTTATGGCGTGACCGTCATGGGTCAGCTCAAACGTCTTCATGAATTATCAACCGGCGCCGAGGAGGCAGGTCAATTCTCAGCTGCAATCAATGCTGAGAAGATTCGATCTGCACTTGGTGGCTTGACTGTGGACAGGCGAGAGAACATTCATCAGCTAGACGATCTGTCTCGAGAAGAGATCACCTCTCGATTGAATCAACTCCGGCGCGAGTATCCGCAGGCGTTCATTGAGGGTGAATATACGGAGGTAGTTGATGCCGACACCGGAGGCGAACTTTTGGAACACCATCCGCAGGAACCTGCCGAGTAACTGTCATACAACCCGAATCGAAAATCGCCATGGCGGTGGCGTGCCTGACGTACATGTAGCATGGTCAGGGCTTGTGTTCTGGTTAGAATTAAAAACAACAAAAAACAATACTGTCAGAATATCTCCACAGCAAATTGCGTGGAATACCGCATATTCCCGTTCAGGCGGCTTGTCATTCATCTTGGTTAAGCACCTCTCTTCGGGCGACCTATTTTTGTTTCGGGGCGCGAGAGCCTTGGACGTAGCTAAGTCGGGACTGGCGGCTGGGGCCGAGTTTCGGGGTTCGGGGTCGATCTTATGGGACGCGATTCGGGAGGCGGGGGTCGGGCACCTAGAGTCAGTGCTATCGGGACTTCGGGATTCGGGATTCGGGGATCCAGCTCTAGGGGAGCCAGGGGCTGGGGCCAGGGCACCAGTACCAGGGGCAGGTCCTGGGCTCGAGTGCAGTGACGGCGCCTAGGCGCCGTCATCCCATAGTGTCGGATCCTCGTGATACTGCTCGTATGCGATGATGAATTGATCTTCGGCTGTAGTGTGCAGCGACAAGCGAATCGGATAGGCGCTTGCCTGTTCAAGATCCGCGATGATCATCAAGATATCTTCTTCATTGGCGCAGTATTCGGCGGTGCCTAATTCCTGATTCTCGCCGAAAAGCGGATTGTGGATATCTTGGTAATTGTCACGCATCCCGTGCAGGGCATCAATAATGCCCTGCTTTTCGCGTGCTGTCTTGATTACTGGTAATGTCATTTCACTGCCTCTACAATTTGAGTCACGCCATTACCTGCCTTGTAGCATAGCAAGCAATCGCGGCATTTCTGTCCGGTGCAATTTTGTGCAACGTCACTGCCTTTTGATACGTTGTTAAACGTCCGATCAAAAAACTCCGGCGGCTGATTCATTACCGCGTCAATGCGCGGATTGCTGTAAATCAGAATCAGATTGGCCGGCTTTTCATTCTGGCTGTAAAACTTGCGAATGAAATTCTTGCGCTTTGTCCACAAGGCAAAAGAACAATGTGGGTTGTGCAACGTGATGTTATGGAAGTTTTCCAGCATGGTCATGTTGATCAATTCACCATGAGACGAGAAGCGGAAAAACGCATCCAAGATTGTCGGCAACATATGTGGCGGAATCAAACCACCGGAAAGAATGTCGCTGTTCTCTTGCCATGACGGCGCGCAATTCTTGCGGAGTCCGTTCAACATGGACATGGAATAGCATTTCCGGCAGATGATATCATCCGCGCTCGAGTTGTACATGGATATGCAAAACTCATTGGTTAACGTGTTCGTGTTTAACGAGCGGATATCTTGCAGTTTCCCGCTCCCGTTTGATATACGCATGATTAGTCCTCCATATGAACAAGTAAATTGTACACCAGGAACAAGCAAAAAACAAACGTATATATTCGGGTTCGGGGCCAGGCAGGCGACCAGGATTCGGGGCGCAGCCTTTCGGGTTCGGGATTCGGGACTAATAAAAAACGCCCTGGGCCATGCCCAGGGCGCCGTCTATGGTTGGAGGACCATAACTAATATATAGGATCTTGATCTCGAGGATGCCAGCCCATCCGCTGCGGGCTGGTCAAGGGAAGGAAGGAGCGCGACATCTGCCGCGCTCCCCATTGTTAGGCGTATTCAGACTGGAGATGCTCGTCAATCTCATCCCCATCCTGTATTTCGTTGTGGTAGTAGTCGCCATCCTTGGAATACTCGCCATGGAATCCGCAACCATATTCGACGTAATGAGCGACCAGATTGAATCCTTGTTCAATCATCGCGTCATAGACAGGGATGGGTGGCGACCATGCGGTATCAAACTTGAACACATATGTCCCCGTCCCATCGTCCGCATGATATATATCGTCTGTATCCCATGGCTGACAGATATCCCATTTCGTGCCCCAATTATCACAGCACCAATCATACCATGATGCTGTGCCATGGTCGGCAATCATCTGGTCTAATTCGGCTTGGGGGATGGCGACGGCATTGCCGTCCTCATCGTTGCGCCACAAGCGATGGGTTTCCCCATCAATCGTAGTCGCGCCAGATGTGATGCCCTTCAGCGCATCCGGCATTGGCTTGATATGGTCGCACATCTCGCCATTGATGATGGCGTCTTTCAACGCCATCATCTTGTTTTCGTCCGCATGGGACACATAAATCACATTCTGACACCAATTAGGCATAGACTGATACCTCCGTTTCTGTGAGACGAATGTCCAATTCACCGAACAATGCGACTCGTTTCATCTGTTGTTCAGACAATGGGATAAACTCTGCGAAATCGTCTCCGCTTACCGCATGAGTCTTTTCCCATAAATCCTTGACGCGCGGAGAATATCCCCGCGCATAGATAACATGGCATTTGTTCTTGCTGACAATGTCGCGCTCTGGCGATGGCGACATCACATAGATGCCCTCATCCTTAACAAGCCACAGACCATATTCATCTGTCGTCTCGTCCACATAAGGAATTTTGCGCTCGTTCTTCAGCATGTGCTGAATCATCCGCGTAAACTCCTTGCTTCTAAATTTAAGCATAGTCATTTAGTCCTCCATTAGACTGTTGTTGATGTCCTCATTATATCGAATAACAAACTAAACACAAACAAAAAGGGCGACATCTCTGCCGCCCTTTCCGTCCTATGGAGGAACTCTAGTCGTGAATGTGTTCCCATGTGCGAGGATTGTCCCTGTGCTCCTCGTCTGGAATGTGCCTATCTGTGATGCTGTAGTTAATGCCTGCCGCATCAAGTTTGCTCAGATAGGCAGGGAAATCCACATCCTCCTCCAGCGCATAGATTTCCCTGTTAGGCGTGCAATAGGAAAATCTGCTGATATCGTTTTCCGTCATGCGCGCCTGCTTCAGCTGCGCGGCTGAGATGATCCCCCAGCCATGGTTTTGATCTGTGATACAGATGATGTTCATTGTGTCCTCCATAGACGATTGAGAAAAATGTGGAGTGCTGTTCGCATCACTGGTCGGCGGTCATCGCGACTCCACAATATGAGTATACACACATGCCCTTCGGGCACAAGAAAAAAACAAATGAAATCCTAGTCGGGTTCGGCAGGTGAGTCGGGTTCGGGTTTCGGGATCGGGACTGGAGATGGCAGAGGCTAGGCCGGCGCCGCCTCTGCTATAGGCGTAAGACTATAGCATTCAAAATCTAGGCAAATAAAAAGGGAGGCGGCTAGCGCCGCCTCCGCATGATGTGAAGTAGCGCCGCGCAGTAGAAGGCTGCGCCAGCGTGTAGGATCATGGCTAGTCGCATGACCTGATGGCCTAGATCATCGAGCGGTTCCACCAGCCCGAAGATTAGATGGGCTGATGCCAGCAGGAATAATCCCGCCAGCACCATGCCAAGTTTAACAGCCGCCATCAGTCCAAAAGAACCATGTAGGCTTTTGGTTCGTATTGCCTGAACCAATCCAGACCTTTGCGAACAATTGCCCAATGCTTTGGGTTGTTGCTTTGCTCTGCCATCCAATTCATGCCCATGGTAACGTCATAGACGGCCACGGCATCGGCTGGAATGGTGATGCTCTCACCACTGAATGGGTTCGTGACCTCTTCTGGTTCGTCACCCACAAGGCATTTAAAAGGTAATGGTCTAGTCATTTTGTAGTCCTCCAAAAAGCGGCGGCGGCACAATGCCGCCGCCTAGGTTTACTATAGCCATTCAATCGCGTATTTGGCACGCATATGAGCCGCTACAGCAATTTCGCCGACCTTTGTTTTGATAACTAGGCCGTCCTTTTCGCATTGCGCGAATGTATCGCGTTCCAGCTTTGACCATGCGTTTTTCATCTCGCGTGCGAACTCGTATTGCTCGCGAATGTTCAACTCATGGAACTGATGTTTGCGTGGGAACAATGTAGTCATAACAGTCCTCCAATAGACTAGGTTAGTTTAACGATGAGAAACAACGACGGCAGGTCTTGGTTGCCGTTAATGTCCTTAGACATTAATCCAATATAGGACTACATGCAACACCTAATAACAAATAAAACACATATTATTTGTCAATAATATGACGGGTTACTTGGGACAATATCGGGCAACATGTCAAATTACTGACGCCCAGGCCCCCTTGACAGGGCGGGGCGCTGCGCGCACCCGCCCGCCCACCCAAGTGGGGTAGATTCATTCTCATGTTTTTCTGTTCGACCTAGGCACCTGTTGCAAGATCCACAAATTAATTGTACGAATGCCTAAAGGAGTC